AGACTGGTGATGAATCCCTGACGATACAGGTACCGTACCACGTGCGCCATTGCATCTATCTCATGGCGCTGTTCGTGTCGTGGTATGTCAGCAGAGGGTGGCACCAACGAGCGTGCGTATTCCATATAGGGTTTACGCTGTGTTGGTGTGTCTTCCTCCACCGTGATGGCATGGTACCACGCCAATGCCTTGATACCGCCAATAAGGTCAACGGTGTGTAGCCCATACTTACTGATGAGTTGCGCGCTAAAGCGCTCCACCACCGCCACATCAATAGGATGGTCTATCAAGTCCCACACCGTTTTCACGTCCGTGTGAGTACTAGTGGTGTACAGCCACTTGTTGTTAGGTGCGTCCCAATAGGCTATAGCTATGCCAGTGGACACACCAGGATCAACGCCCAAGATAGTAGGACGTTCTGCTGCACCCTGTATGTACGCCTGTGAGTGTAGCTGTGGTTCCATTACGCTGCCTCTGGAAAATTTAGGCACGCAAATTCACCAAATACCATTGCAGCCGCACTGTCATAGGCTTTAGCCGCTTCCTCTTCAGTTGCATAGAAACCTAGATGCTTCAAGTTGTAATTGGTGCGTATGTACGCTGCCCAGGGTTTAGTTTTCTTCCCTGTTCTTAACGACACGCCTTTGTACTTAGATGACGTTCCTCCCCACTTCTTACGGTTTGCGTTACTCTGGCTAGGCGTAGCTATACGTAGGTTAGCCTTACGATTATCCAAGCCATTGTGATTCATGTGGTCAATCATCCTGCCTTCGGAATTAGGCAGGATGTAATGATGTAACGTAATGCGGATTCGCTTACCATTGGCATCGTACTCCCAACGGTGCGCATACTCAGTCCAGTAATCGGAGTGTAGATACCATTCCCATTGCAACACTCTGCCTGCATCTTCGTCGTCAACAATTGCCACTTTATCTGTTCCGTACAGTGGTACGTTAGTCATGCCACACCTTCCAAGTGGTAAACGTCTTTCAGTTTCTCAGCTTGCCCCCAATTTTTCCCATAGTACACTTCTACAGGTATCTGTGGGAAGTCTGGTGCAAGCTCCGGGAATGGCGGTGCTTCCATCGTCTCTTTGATGAGCGGAAGTACTATATGGGCATACTTCTTACTCACTTCAAAGACTATAGCATCGTGTACGTCAAACAGTATGTAAGAGTCATACTGTTTCAGCATCGGATGCAGCCGTATAATGGCAGTGAGCGTTACGTCACCCGCCGTAGACTGAATACCAAAGTTGACTGCCTGCTTCAGTACACGTGGGTTTGGCTTCAGCATCACAAAACGTCGTTTGCGTCCTGTGAGTGAGGTTACCTCGCCTGTTCTTTCCAGTTGCTTCAAGGTGTTACGGTACCACGTGTTGTAGGCTTCGTTCTTCCGAAAGAAGTCTACAATATAGTTGCGTGCCTCTGGCACGCTAATTTCTGCTGTCTTGGCCAACGAGTATTCTTCCATTCCGTAGAAGATACCGAAGGTGACCACTTTGGCTATACGTCGCATCTCTTCACGGTAGTTGCTATCAGCTAGCATACGTTCACGTGATTTGTGCATGACGTTCACTGCAGTTTCAAAGTGGTAGTCTTTCTGCAGTGCTTCCCACATTACAGGGTCTTTGGAGTATCCGTATGCGGTGTAAATCTCCGCACGTGAGTAGTCGGCGTACGCGATGTAGTATTCATCCGAAGTTGGGATAACAGCTTGTCTAAGTCTTCCATACTTTTCGACTTGGTTGGAAGGTCTTGGAATTGTTTGGACGGCTGGTTTTCCGTAGCTACGTCTACCTGTAGCTGTCCCATGCAAGTTAATGTCAGGGTGAATCCGTCCGTGATTGACACCGTGAGAACTGATGTGTTTAATCCATCCGTCGATATAGATACTGAAATTGTGCTCAAGGTGTCGATATTCCAGGAGTGCGTCAACAAAGGGGTGCCTTCCTGCCAACAGTTCTAGTGTTGGCTTCGCTGTGCTAGGTCCACCCGGTAACCCCAATATCTCATACAGGAAGCGTCCTAGCTGTTGCCAGCTATTCAAGTTAATAGGCTCGGCATCGTGAGGCCACCCGTTGTCATATGCCATCTCAGCTAGGCGTGCAGCTTCCTCTATCTTTTCCTCACCCCACTCATTCTCTAGAGACTTCAGCAACGGTATGTCCACACGTGCACCACGTGCCTTTACTTCTTTGAACACGTTGGCTGCAGGTATCAGCAGACGCTGATACATGTCTCGTGTGCCTTCCTCTTCTTGCCACTGCCTCAGCTTGCCCACACACAGACGTGCGGTGTACGCTGCGTCCATTGCGTTGTAAGTCAGTAGCTCTTCTAGTCCCTTTGCTCGCTTCTCTTCGTAGAAACCTGCACCCTCGAATTCACGTGCCAATGGCTTCAGGGCGTGGTATCCTGGTCGTTCGTCACAACTGTAGCTCTGCAACAGGGTATCTTCGTGGATAGGCAACCACACACCTAGCTCACGCCAGATAATGGCGGTATCAAACTGTGAGTAATGGAACGTGTACCGTACGTCCATTGGCCACACACAGTCACGCCATACCTCAGTCTCGCCTACCCACGTGTTGATACCGTCGCTGATGGCCAGACAGACCAATGCATCCTTACGCACGTTGGGCATGTCCACGAAACCACTATTGGTTTCCGTGTCTACTGCGACAGGTGTATTTCGTGGTAGTCTGTCCAGTACCTGTTGTGCCTGTTCCTTCGAGGTAACGCGTACAGACTGAACATCGCTGTACGATCCGTCACGCGGCCAACTAAGTATCTCCGGTATCTTGCGTAGATCACGGACGATATCGTAAGCAGCATTACTAGTCCTATCGCTTTCCGCATTCTTCGTCCCTTCATGGAACAGTGCTGCAGGCTGTATCAGTGGCATGATGTAGCACTGATGCCGTGCAGACCACAGTGCAGCACCACGTGCCTGATTAATGGTTTTGTTTGTCCAGAATTGGCACGGCTCGCTACCCAACACCAGTATCAGGCGTGGCTTAAAGGCACGTATCTCAGCTTCCACACGTGGAAAGCATGGCTGTAGGTGTTCACGCTTGATCTTACCTTCAATGTACGTACATGCCATGTTGCTTACGTACATGTCAGAGCGTGGGAAGCCTACTGCCTTGGTCAGATCATTGAACAGCTTACCAGTAGGTCCGGTCAGAGGGCGACCGGATTTCATTTCATCCTTACCGGGTGCCACACCCAACACCATGACACCACGCTTCGGATTGCCAAGACCACGCACACCACCCTCGTGACACGTTGGTCCGTGCATGTCGCCATTTGGTAGCTGTTCAATGTCTGTGTACATGTCTCTACAGCACCTTTCCACCGTGTCTGTGACTGCGTGTGGTGTTGTACGCAGCCTTTAGCGACATGACATGCTGCGCACTCACACCGTAGTGTGCCAGCGTATCCAGAATACGGATGATGCAGTCTACTAGCTCAACTGCCACACCTTCTGGCTTCTGGTTGCCATCCGGATCAGTGATAAAGTACACGTATTTGACTGGCTGTCCCCTTCGGTATTCCTCCAACGCTTCCGATAGCTCGGAGTGCATCAGAGCAATCACATCACCAACGGTGCGTGACTCATCGTACCAACCTTTTTCGCGCGAGGTACGGTGCACTAGCTCTGCCCAATCGTCAAGCGTATTAAACTGATGCTCAGCGTACTCCGCGCCGGGTGTCTGGCCCATTGTTACCGACTCCACTACTTTTTGTTCCACACTACACCACGCCCACCACACTCACTGCATGCCTCTGGAATGCCCTTACCACCACACGTCAAGCACACTTCACCCCAACCTGTGCTCTGTATGGGTGTGTACGGTTGGTGCCTGCATCTACCTCCCTCGTTGTTGACTAGACACAGGTAGCACGTCATACGACCACATGACGGACACGGATAGCCTACACGTTCCTTGCACCACTCACACACCTGTGCGGTGATAATCAATCCGCGCTTTGGTTGTTGTTTGTATGGTGGCATGGTTTAACAGGCACTCGTTGCTATGTCGGCTATCATGCGGTCAGTGAGTAGCCCACGCTCGCGCAAGTCACGTACGATCAGTGAACGCACGTAGCTACTCATGCGCAGATCAAGTTTGGGTGCCAGTTCCTGTAGAAGGTCGTATATAGGTGGTTCTAGATTAACCTGCAAACCTTTACTACGCTTCTGTGCCATTAGTTGCCTCCGTGTCTAGCGGAAAGAAACGCCATACGCGCGTCTTTTGTAGCGTGTCGTAATGCCATTCTACCTTGAATCGTTGCTGCAGTGAATCAAGCATGGCCCACAGCTTGCGCGCCAGCTTGACGCTGTTGCTGTATTGCTTTGAGAATGCTTGCTCATTCCCTCCGCTAGAAGCGTCCAAATAGCTCCACAGCTTAGCGGGTGTCTGGTACTCGTGTGAGGGATACTTGCCTTTGATGTACGAGTCAATGGCTGCAACCAGTACACCATCTTCGTCAAGTACAAAACCCTTTTGCTGGTCTACAATCTTCTGTATACCAGTGTAGAAGTCTTCGGAGTACCCTAGTGCATCTGCTATCCATTGTCCAATCTTCGAGAAGTCCATAACACGGAATGCGGCTACTTTTGTGGGGGTGGGTTGCTGCAACACCCGCTGTACATCATGGGCAACCTGTGCCCAATACTTACCGCGTTTGTCAATGATCTCGTTAATCATTGGTGTCTCATCTACACGCTTAGCCTCTGACACACGGTCAAAGGTAAGCATGAGCAACCTATCTACTACATCCTCCCTACCAAACTTGGGTGCATGCGCTGTGATACCAAGGATGGCCTGTAGGCGCAGTGATACCACATCCAAGTCTGTGTAGAGTTTTCTACGTGTGATCTCCGAGATACCTGCTGCGCGTGCCAGACGGTCAGGCAACCATCGTTCCCATGTATCGAGGTTATCCAACACGTGTACAGGATCGCTGGACATGGCGTAGTCAAACTGCTCTTGTGTACCAAGACTACCCACGCTCTTAAACTTACCGTAGATCAGTCCGTACACCTTACGAAAGAGGGTGGATTTACCACTACCCTTCTGGCCAAACAGTGCCAACAGTGGGCGTGAGTACAACTCGTTGCGCAACAGCACCATGATGAACCACGAACGTAAAAGGGCTAACGCCTGTTCGTAGCTCGGACCTTCCTCTGATAGGTTCTCTAGTGACAGATGGTAGAGTGCATGGTACCACGTGTCGCCTTCATCATATGGTGCGTTTAGGTCAGGGTTTACCGGTGCATCGTTCCACAGGAACACCACATCACTGTAGCCGTTCACCACCGTATCAATCGTGGTTGGTGTGATACGGATGATGTCCCTAGAACCAGTGTGCAGCAATACCTCCGGTTCTTTGTCAGCACTTTCACGGTGTGGCAGATAGTAGCTCAGTGCAGCTACCTCACCTGTTGCTGGCAATCCTGCCGTGTAGTTTATCAGGGCATTGACGACGAATGGGTGTTCACCATCTGCTGCGTTCAGGCCAAACATTGCGTCTAGCAATACGTTTAGCTCTGTTGCACGCTGTGTGATGGGAATTGGTCTGCCACTCTCTGACAGAACGTAGTACAGATTCCCACCACGACAATGTATGAACCGTCCGTAGTTCTTCATTTGATTGAGTGCCAGATCAGATGCTACTGCACGCTTGTCTGCCAACGAATTGGCTTGCTTTCGTGCAGTGATAACCCTATCACGTATGCCCATTGGTCCGGAGAATGCCTCACGTTCCGCACGCAAAACATCTTTGGCCAATGCTTCCTTAGCGCCGTAGCGTAGGTCTTTGAACTTATTGTTTTTGGAATGATAGGCAATTAGATAGACTTCTGACCGAGTGAATCCGTTACGGAAACACTCCACCATCAGTGACCATAGCGCTTTGCTACGGTCGGGTGCTTCGGCATAGTAGTGGATATGCAGACCTTCTCGAATGCGTGCCTTATTGTTCTCAAAGAACATGTGCGCGTTGATGTGGCCTGCAGGTACCTTCAGTGCTTCCTCTATCCATCCGTCTTCTACGATGATGGCCAGTGGTGCACTCTTATCGAGAGTAGGGAATACCTCCAGTTCTACGGCATCAATTGTCTTATTGGTGAAACTCTTGACACGCACTCGCTGTGGTGGGTTGTACTTCCAGTTGAGCGTGTCCGGTACACGCATCAACTTACCAAGCTGCCACCCGCTGTGGTCTGCTTTGTCAATGCCGTAGCTTAAGCGCTGGCTTAGTTCCTCAAACTTGTCTGCAGGTAGATACTCATTGAGGAACCAATACCCTTGGTGCCTGTGATCTGATGACAGTACCAACATACCTGCTCGGACCTTGGCTGTGGATGGTTCTGCTTCGTCAAGGTCACAGAACATGGTGAGTGTTGGTAGGACAAAGTCTTTGTGTGCGTCCTTCTGGCTGAAGAGATGGGCTGAATAGAATACGTTCAGCCCTTCGTCTTTCAGCCCTTGCATCAGTTGGACTGCAGTAACATCATCATCCGGCCATCCTAACCAATACTGTCGCCACTCTGAGCCATCTGGCCTGCTAGCACATACGAGCAACCATCCTGGTGTAGAAGACGTGATGACGGTGTGCAGGAAGTCCAACAGTTTCATACGTCAGTGGTACCCTTATCCGTGTACGTGTGGTACGCTACAATCGTGCGATGGATGGCCCACGCTTCGGCATGCTCTGCACTACCACGAGTGGCCCGTGTTCGTAGTTAGCTGCTACCACTTCCTCAACAGGTATCTGTGATGGGACGAACACCACCAACCGATACCACATAGGTGCACACCAACAGCACAGATTCTTGAATACCGTTACATTCGGACTCTGATGTGGTGGCCCATCAATGTGCCAACAGTGTGGCTTATCGTCTTTACGGTTTGGGCAAGCATCAGCCTGCATGCTTGCTTGTCCGTTACTCTCAGCTTCCATGTGCCTTATTCCTCCGGTAGGCCAGGGTAGAGTTGAACTACCTTCTCAGACTTATAAGGTCCGTGTAATCCACCGTTATACTACTGGCCCAAGTGCTAGCTGTTGTCTTCCTCTGTATCTACGTTTGACTCTAATGCATTCTCTGTGTCTGCAGGCTCACCACCGAAGACCACTTCAATCACTCTGTCTGCTGCACTCGGACTGTCTGTGTGCTCTTTGTTCTCTGGCTGTTCCACGTACTGGCACTCCATAGAGATGAACGCACCGCTAGCACGGTAGGGTAGGTACCTACACGTTACGTACATGGTAGGGTTTCGACTTGCCCTAAGATGTCCCTAACGTGATTGCTAGCGGTGCTTAACTTGTGGTGGCTGGCACACTAGGTACCTAGTGCACCACCACAATCAGAGGGAGCGTCTGGCGCGCACCGTACTAAACGGTAGGCTGCGCCAAGATGCGGTCAACGTTGGTCTGTTCCTCTGCAGGCTCACCCTCGTTGCGCTGGTACATACGAATGCTGGTCTTAATCCAGCAATCGCGTCCCTCCAAATCCTTAAACACCTGCTCCATGTCAACAGCAGGCTGCATCAACTCATCGGAGTCAGCACCCATAGCAATAGCAGCACTCAGCATGTAGGGCACAGCCTTGGGTGACGCACTCAGCAGACGAAACGCACTCTTGCCCGCGTAGGGCTCGCCTTCGTCTTCGTGAATGGTAAAGGTGCAGTTGATGGCAGGATACTTGTCTGCCGCAACAGCCTCCTTAAGCTCAGTCTTGGTGAGCACAGCGTGGTACTCACCCGCCGGGAGAGGCTTGCGTGCCTCAAAAGCCTCTGCACCGTTGATAACCAGTCCTGGCATCGTGCCACTTCCTTTGTGTGTATGTGGTAAAGGTGGGTAACGGTAACGGTAACGGTAACGGATGGTGTGTGGTGTGGTGTGGGTGCAATCGCTCCGACGAAAGGCATTGCACCCACCACCACTACACCGGCGAGTCACGCGCACAGTGCATGCGCTGCTCCCTTGCTGTATTACTCTCCACACTAGGCACTATAGCATGCCTGCCTAGTGATGTCAAGCCTTTTTTCAGTCAGATTCCGACTGTTCCTGTTCTGCCTGCGTCCGTTTTTGGGCAGTGCCCATACCCACCGTGATAGCAGGCGTGCGGCCAACAGGACGCTTGTACTGGTCTGCAGGGAACGGGGCACCCTCGTACAGGGTACGCAGCATGTCTGCAATCGGATTCTGATGCAGGCCATAGTAGATGATGTCTGGCACATTCGTGGAGTCATCACCAGTACTACGCCTGAATTTGGCATCGTTAAGAGGGGACGCAGCAAACGAGAGTTTACGGGTGTACAGTGGTGGGTTGTTCTCAATGGTGATGTGTCCCACCACGTTGGGCACACCAGGAAGACGAGCGCTCAACTTCTCAGTGAGTGCCACTGTCTGCCGTGTGATGTGTGTCAGCTTGTTTTCCTTGGTGTCCTGCCATGCAATGAGTACGGTATTCATGTCTCGAAACCGAGACAGATCACGTACCTTGCGCGCCGTGGACATCATAGCTGCAGTGTTCATACCGTAATGCTGAATCTCTATGCTACCTGCACCCACCAGTGAGGAAAGGTGCATGGCAGCTAGCTCGGTGACATTGTCAAAGCAGACAGTGTTGTATTTGATTTTGCCACGTGGTTCACGTTCCAGGTACGTTAGCACCTTCTGGAAGTCCTGCCACGTACGTACCTGCACCACATCCACGTAATCACGGTGTGCCAGTACGCTAGCTCCACCCTCGCAGTCTACGATCAGCACATCTCTAGCCGGTTCGTAGTCTGCAAACATACCTGCAATGGTTGTCTTGCCTACACCAGGAAAGGCGTAAAACAAACCATTGAAACGGTCAGTGGTCAGTTGTTTGGCCGGTGTGATGGTAAGTCCTGCCAACATGTTGGCATCAGGGTTAGGCACCAGATCAGTTGGTGGTACCTGCCCATTGGACGGTACTTCAAGACGTGGGGGCATCTGTCTCTGTACTCCATTCAGTAGGCATGCAATTCATCAGGTTAAGTGCAGCCTGTGCTAACGTTCGCGTGTCATTCAGTGTCCACTGAGCACCACGCGCGTATGCCACTACCTGCAGCGTTGACACTGCTATATCGAGTTTCTTACGCAGTGTCTTTAGCTCTTGTGACTCCATATTATACACGTGCCTCACCTATGCCAGCAATGGGTTAGCGTCAACAGCAGTGACAATGTCCGTAGCATCATCTTCTGTCCGTGTGGTGAACTGTGTACGTAACACGAAGTCCACGTCACCACCCTGTGACTGCGTACGGCATAGGTGCTCGAAAGAGCAATCCCAACAACCTTGCCACACACGATTCTTGTAGATGTATGGGTCTGCAGCCATCTCTAGCACTGCGCGTGCTAGTTCCTCACCATACTCATTCACTTCGTCTTGTGATGGCTGAATGATGGTACGGACGAATAGGTCTGCTATCTCCAGTTTCTTAGGGCGCTGTGGTGGTGTGGCACGCTTCCACAGTCCATTGTAGGCAATACCTACCACTGGTGGACTGTCTGGCAGTTGTTTGGCGAACTGTTGTGCAGCCCACACGTACCCTATAAACTGGTCGTTTACCTCTAGCAGGTACACATCAGGGCGCTTGTCGTATGTTTTGTTCTCCACCACATACAGGTTGCCTGATGTATCCTGCGCTAGCGCGTCAAGGCGTGCCTTCAGGTAGTGGTACGTAATGCGTGTGTCGTCACACTCCCTGCAGCCAACAGCACCAACCGTGCAATACTCGCACCTGTGCTGCGTACCAGGAATGGCTATCAACATCTCTTGCTCTGGTGAACAGAACCGAAGATGTTCAGGCAGTGGTTGCTGATAGTGTTCCTGATAGTTGCCCATCATCGCAGCGCCCAACACGATAGCATCATCCAAGGGTGCCATCTCTTCAGATGTGGGCGTGGTACCTGTTGCGCGCTGGTACTTCTCTACCACACCCTTACGATGCTGGTATGCAATGGACATGAAGACACGTGCGAGTGTCTGCGTAGTGCCATCCTGTGTGGATAGCGTTGGATTCTGCATCCAATACGCGAGACACTTGTGCACCATGCTACCAAGATCAAGGTAGGGTTTTGGTTGGATGATGGGTGTAATACCCATACGGTTAAACGATCCGTATTCCCATTGACGCCTACACCGTTTGAAAGACTGTATCTCCGTAACACTCACGTACATACTGGCCCCTTCAGCACACCTACTCCTGGTGGGTTCGTCACCAGGAGTAAGTGTGCCCTTACAGGGTACCTCATTGAGTGGGGGTAGTCAAGAGGCTAGCATGACATTTCTGTAACGGTCAGCCGACGAAAGGTGTATCTAGCTTGCGGCTAGGTGTCGCGCTAGTTCCCTGTTGCCAGCCAATCCACGGCTGTCTCTAATACGAGGGATACGTTCATCTATGGTCTTTCTAGCCCGCACATAATACACCATGACTGGCTGTTGTGTGGTGCCTGTTTGCTGATCTCTGTGTGCACGTGCCAACGCTTGTATGTGTTTACCGTGCACGTATGTCTCTTCAGCAAATATCACGTGGTGTATGTGCTCCAGGTTTGCGCCTTCGTTTAGTGACTCAATGGTCGCTATGATGATGCGTGGGTAGCCAGTTGCTTTCTGTCGCGCCAGCAACTGTGCGCGTGTGTCCGGTGGTGTGTCACCTGTGAGCAGTAGTGTTGATACCTCTTCTTTGAAACCACGCTTTAACGTGGCAGCAAGTGTGTGTGCAGACTCACGGTACCACGTGTAAATCAGTATTGACTCGTGTGGGGGCACATCATCTATGATGTCTTTAATCACGTGTATCTTACGATTACACATGGTTAGCTGCCGTAGCAGGTAGTAGACAGAACCGACTGACTCTATAGGCTCACCTTCTAGCTGCCAATCATTCTTTAGTTTGGTATAGGTAGTACGCAAGTCTGGTGGCAACTCGACGGTGTATGTGTGCCCTATCAAGGGTGGTAGCTCTTTGCCTACGTCTTTGTAGTCTCGTATCAACATGTACGGACGCAGCATAGCGTCAAATGCTGCACGCTTCTGTTTGGCTATACCGTAGATGTGTGGTGCGTATGGTGCATCCCAATTGACACCGTACCACTCACGTATGAAATTCCAGTAGCTAGAGAAACGCTTAGGATCAAGGCAGTGCAACAGGTGCCATATGTCTTCGTCAGCCTTATAGAATGGTGTGGCTGTGAGGAAGTGCACCCACTCTGTCTGCCATGCTAGCTTACGTGCAGCAACACTCTGCTTAGCCTCACGCCCACGTATGTGGTGTGCTTCGTCAACAACCAACGTGCGTACACGTGGCATGGCATACGAGCGTAGCATCTCTACATTCACTACGTACACGTCAGAAACGGTTTGTAGCTCTTGCTGTCTACGCTGTCGTGTCCCTTCTGGCATACAGATAGATGCACGGGGCAACGTCTCACACAACAGGTCATACCATTGGCGTGTGAGATATGTTGGGGTGACTACTAGTGCCGGCAAGTGTTGTGACAACGTGGCTATGGTTGGGTGTGTCTTCCCTAGCCCCATATAGTCAGCTAGAATCGAACGTGGGTGTTCTAGCTGGAATTGGTGCGCTACCTGTTGATATGGGCGCAGTGTGCCATAGAACGGTGTAGATGCACTAGACACGGCTTGGTACCTTTAGCTTGGGCATGGGCGCAGTGATGGTGGCACGTCGTGCACTCTCTTGGAGTGTGCGCGCACGTGCACGGCGCTCTGCCTCGATATCGTCAAGGCGTCCTGCAGCTATCTCTGCACGCAACTCGTGCACGAAGTCTGCAAACTTGTGGTGTACCTTGGTGTCCCACAGCTTGTACAGTTGACGTATGGTGGGTATGGGTAGGCTATAGTCACGTGCCAACGCTTCCCACTGGTTGGTTTCGGCAGACATGTACGCTGACACGTTGTCTGAGCCACATACAGGGCAGTACTTGTAGGCACCTATCTGTGTGGACGGTTCTATATGGTAGACACGCACCATAGAACCACACTGGCTCATGCACTTCAAGGTGACACGTGGTGGTGCTACCTCGTGTAGCTTGACGGGTGGACTGTTCACGCTCATGCTAGCCTCCTAATCCTGCTGCATCCACTTCCAACAACCACGACACCACACCACCGTACCATCAAAGCTGAGTGCTGCTGTGTGTGGTAGGATGTGCCATCCTGGGTGGGCAGTGCAGTCCTGCACGCCCATTGCTTCCTCTGCAGGCACGCCCAACCGTAATAAGGTAGAGAGACGTTCCCTGAAGGGCACCCGTTCCAGGAGGGTTTGTAGCTCGGTAAGCTGTCCAACAGTCACGCTTCCATGCATGCGCGCGTCCCTCCGTCCGTGTGCAGGTAGTGGGCAACCGTACTCAATGCGGTCAGGTTAGAGGCAGTGTAGCATGCACGCACCCAACAGGCAATATGGACGCATGCACAAAATTGGGCACTTTTGGTATTGCATGCACACACGTGGTGTGCTATAGTGAGGGAGCGAACGAAATACGGAGCGCTACGGCGCGGGAGCAAGAAACGTGGCACGAACTAGCGGAACCGAGACTATGGCTGTGATGGATCGCCCGGCGGAGTTGGATGACACTGCTAATGGTGTGGGCACGGATGGTGGGCAGGACGCTCAGCAGGTTGTGGCTGATGCTGTCAAGCGCCAGCGTCGCAACCCTGATGAGCTGCCTGATAACGAGGTTGTCAGCGTCAACATTCGCTTTCCTAATGCGCTGCGCAAGCGTCTGGCGGAAACGGCTGTTGAGCAGCAAACCAGCATCCCACAGCTTATTGTGAGCATGGTTGCTGAAGCGTATGGCTTCGAGTTGCCGAAGACCACACGTGCACCGCGCATTAAGAAGTACGCCAGCAAAGAGGATAGGATTGCTGCACAGAAGGCGAAGCAGCAGCGTGACCGGCAGGTGTCGCGTGCTATCCTGCAGGCGATTGAAGAGGGTAAGCTCGACGTTGACATTGAGACGTTGCTGTCTGACCTTCGCACCAAGGCGCAGACTGAGGATGCTGCCACTAGCTAATGACCGCATGGCTAGGTGACGGATTGTCACCTAATAGCATACGCTAAGCTATGCTAGTCTGCTACGCATAGGCTACATCCTGAATACGCTACCAAACACCCTAGCTTGCATGGCACGTATGCTATAGCTAGGGTGTTTGCTGTTGGAGAGAAACGTGAGTATGCCACCACTGACACGCGAGGATATCGAAGAGTTTGCAGCGTGGTTTGAGCACTTGGTAGCCAACACCAATCCTGATGACATGTGCATGCCACCAGAGAAGTACCGTAGTACTGCAGCGTGGCTGCAACTGTTCGGTATGGGTGCTTTGGATGCTGACTCGGATGTGAAGCCTTGGAACATGCCACAGGATATCGCTGACTTCTACGCTGGTGTGTGGTACGCCAACAGGCTAGCTGCACTGCGTGTTGCGCAGAAACAGGGCAACAAAAAGACACTGATGGATCACAGAGAGGGTAAAGGTCCGCTGTTTGGGGGTGATGTGAGTGGATGGTGATGCACCAGTAACAGCAGAGCAGACAGTGTTAGCACAGGGTGTGTTTGCCGAATTCTTCGAGAAGAATAAAGGTGGCATACAGTATGTTGATTTGATACAGAAGGTGTACCACATCCAACGTGGGTGGACGGTCCGGGGGCCAATACCGCGTGGGGTACGTGTTGAGATGACAGGTCTTGCCAATCAAAGGCGCACAGGTAAGAGCAAGAGACGGAGGGCATAGCCAGGAGGCATAGATGGTGCTATACTGGTAGGGAGTGGCCAGGAGGTACCAAAGTGGAACAAACGCAAAACATACCCGCATCTGTAGGAACGGTGCAGTATCCTGCACACCCACAGGTACACCAACAGGAAGGTGACCACTACCAGATACTTCAGCATGCAATGGGACTCATCGATCTCAATGCTACTGAAGAGGGACGTAGTGTGTTGTGGCGATACAATGCTGATGCCGATTTGGCTGGTGGTGGTATCCAACAGCATAAAGCAGATGGACGCATCATTGATCCTGGTGAGGAACCACCATCACACCTGAACGATGAGGAAAAAGAGTACTGGCTGA